TGCGAACAAAGACCATTTAGACTACCTAAGTGAAATGTATGAAACAGTCGGCAACAATTGGTTAGAAGAACAATACCAAAATAGAATCAATAGACTCACAACAGGCATCTCCACCATTTATGTTGGGGGTGCTTCCGAAGTAGAGCAGGTAGAAAGGAAGGAGCGAGTTGATGACGCGGTAAATGCGAGTCGTCTTGCTCTTGAGTCCGGTGTAGTCATCGGCGGAGGCGCAACACTTTTCCGCGCCGCAGAATACCTACAGGACATTACTCCTGAGAATGAGGATAGCGTAATCAGCGACTTATTCTACAAGGGTCTTACTACTCCACTTGAAACTATCGTAGAAAATGCTGGTAAAAGTATTCAGTTTGAGTATGGGGATATTGGCCCTAAGATGCACTTTGATGAAGCAGGGTATGTTTGTGGTAAGACAGGCGAATACCGATGCGCTCTTGAAGATGGTGTGCTTGACCCTATGCAAGTGGTCTTGAACAGTCTTGAGAGCGCGGTGTCTATCGCCGCATTGGTTCTGATGACCGATGCCGCAATCATAGCACCTGAGCAATAGTTTATATGTGTAATAGAAAGAGGGAATAATATGAGTTGGGGAACACAAGCACCTGAGCCAGTAAGCACGCCAAAGACCGTAGAGCCTGTCACACGCTTCGATGAAGCATATTACAGGAACCTATTTGAGAACAACCGCACTAATTCTATCACACATAGATGTGCGCTTGTGGGGCATGAGAACACCCTCAAGACAGGGCTTGCTCTTTCGTTCCTTGAGCCTGAAATTGAGGCCGGTAAATCTGTATTTGTTTTTGATATAGATAACTCCGCGAAGTCAACGATAGACCATGTGTACCCTAACAATCCAAACATTGTAGTGCTACCACTACATGACGAGACTGATGACTCCATCTTTGATGAGGAGAACAATGTGGACTACAAGGCTCTCCTTGATAAGACCTCATATTATGTAAATATCCTCGCTGACAAAGTGAAGGAGAATCCTGAATCAGTAGGTGGTGTAATCTTTGATGGTGGCTCTACTTTCCTTAAGTGGTGCGAACACGCTATGCGTGCTTCACTACTTGCGCGTGGAGTCATAGAGACTGAGGACGGAACATTCAATCAGAAGGAGTGGCGTGAGCGCAACAGACTTTACCGTAATGTTCTAACAAGACTACACAGCCTTAATGTGGCTAAGGTCTATTTCACATTCCACTTAAAGGCCGTATCTGAATACTTGGACGACGGCACAGGTAAGAAGGTTCTAATGACTGTTGGACACAGACCGGAGTGGGAGAAGGGAACTATGAGAAAGTTCTCACAGCAAATCTTCCTATCCCGATATATGAAGAAGGCAGATATGGCCGCCGGAGTCGAAGGCGACAGAAGCCTAAAGGACGGTGAGTGGGTCGTTCGTGCTAAGATAGAGGAGATGAAGGGACAACACATCGAGAAGGTCGGCACAGTATCTGATGTTGCCCGCATCAAGGATGGTAAGTTTAACTTCATTGGTCTTGACTGGATGAAGGAGTAATCCACATGCCTATTGTTGTTGAGACTGACTCGCTCAAGTGGCTACTTTCGTTGATGCAACGGAAGCAAACCATTGACGGTAAAAGTATCTCACAGGTACATTCTCTTTTGCTAAAAGCAAACGAGGGTAGGTTGAGTGCTTGTACGCTAGTAAAGGATGGCGTCACATCATTAATGCGCCTTTCAATACCTTGTACTGGTGAGGGAGAGTTTGCGATAACAGATATTGAGGATGTTTTGGGTGTTCTAAAATATCATGGGGGTGTTCTATATATTACACCTGAAACAGATAAGGTCAAGTTTAAGTCTAGTAGCAAACAAACAACCCTTAGTGCCAATAAAGAGGCGAGAGCGTTTCCGCACACACCTGACACTATCGCTCTTTGGGCTGAGAAGTCAGATAGTTTGGCTAAGAAGATAAATGTTGATGATATGAAATACTACACTAACGAAGGAGAGGCTTTGGATGTTGCGCTACGCCTTTCTGACCTTAACACCACTACTCTTTACGAAGCATTTAGGTGCGACTCTATGAATGGACAGAAGTTTAATAAATACACCATACAATATACAAACAATAAATTATTGGTGACTGTTGGTGATGAGTTAAAGGGTAAAACTACTACTCAGATAAATGAAATCTTGTATTCGTATGTTAACATGGAAGATGAATCACGGGAGATAACTGCCACATATAACGGGGGGCTTGAGTATATATTCCAACACCTAAACAGCGATGTCAACATAGGTGTATGGGACTTCACCCATGTCAATAATGGTTATCCTATGCTAATAACTCTTGGTGATGGTGACTTCATATTTCAAATATCAAACGAGGTTATATGATGGGTTTAATTTACGATAAAGGTTTAGTAAAAAGATGGAGAAGTACCAAAGATGGTACATTTCACATATTCCCAATGCGGGTAGATTTTCATAATGAACCTTTTACTGTGGTATGGCACGATGAAGAAGGTATTAATTATGTGGCATCAATTAATGTTCGTGTAGAATTAGATGAGGACTACTCTAATCCCCAAAACTTATCCATAGAAAAAATAGAGAGGGAAAACATTATAAGTGAATCGTTAGGAGAGGAAGATAAGGAGGAGGGACTAATATGACTTGGACTAAACCTATAACCACTAATAGCGGACAGACTGTTTTGCGTATTGCTGATATTTCTGCGGTGACATTAGATTTGCATAATGCCGCCGGAACAACATACTCTATTCACATGAGGTCAGGTACTATATTTACAACAAGGACTGATGGTAGATATGTTATGGGGCTTTGTGGAGGGACAATGAAACATCCGGTGATGAAATGAGCAACACAGAATCCCCATTTATGTCTTGTGAAAAGTGTGGGGGTAAATTCTCTTGGGTATATGTTGATACTATATCAGAAGGAGAGATTTATGAATGCGAATTTTGCAACAACATTTTCCTTAAAAGAAACGAACAAGAACAAGTAGATGTGGTAAGGTATGATAATTGAACACTCTAGGGGTAGAGATATAATCATACGGGGCCGTGACAATACTGGGAAAAGATACGAAAAAACTATCAAAGGTCATTGGCCTTATTGTTTCGTCCGTAGTGAAGATGCTAAATATATAGCAGAGGCCGTAAGAACAGAAGAAGGTTATACTGGTCTTTACGGTGAAGAACTTACAAAGATAATCTGTGCTACCGACTATGATGTAAAACAGATAGGTAGGAATGGACAAACATGGGAAGCAAACATCCCTTATCCTAATCAGGTTCTCGCTGACTATATCAATGAGGGGAACGCCCCAATAGAAAACTATAAACATCGCACATGGTATCTCGACGCGGAGTGGTCGCCAACCACAGGCAAATTGAGATGTATAGTAGTGTATGATAACTTTAAGGAAAAGGAATATGTGTGGTTTATAGAGCATAGTATAGAAGAACAAACAGGTAAGAAGTTTGACAGTTATGGAGACTATACCTACGAGACACCTGCTATGGGTTTCTGTGATGAGAAGTCAATGCTTATTCATTTTCTGCGCCACATGAAAGCGTGTGACCCCGACATTATTACTGGGTGGTATGTAGTCGGTGCAGACATCAAGACTATTATTGAAAGATGTCGGGCCAATGGATTGTCCGAGTTATCTCTTTCTCCTATGAGAAAGATACGGTATGAGTTCAAAGATTGGGCGCAACCTATCGTTGGTAGGAACTGTATAGACTTGATGCTCGCAGTATCTAAGTTATGGGAGTTGAAGAATGGAAAACTACCTTCATACAAACTCGATGATGTCGCCTACGAAATCTTAGGGGAAAAGAAAATTGAGTTGGAACACGGACACGACACATGGTTTGAGGATAAAGCATTGTATCTGCACTACTGCCGACAGGATGTGCGCCTACTACCTAAACTGGATGAGGCTGTTAATGCTCTTGACTACTATACATCTCTGCAACATATTGTACAATGCGATATTCGTTCAACTCCCTTTATCACAAAAATGTTCACTCAGTTGGTACTCACAGACCCTGACTTTAACCGAAGAATCCCATCTAAACCGCAGTTTGACAAGGTGGAGTATGAGGGTGCTGATATATTAGAGGTACAGCCAGCCGTGTATGATAATGTAGGCATCTTAGATATACGCGCCATGTACCACAGCAACGCAGAAAAATACAACATCTCATGGGACACCCTTGATGATAACGGACAAGATTGTGGTAATGGTACTAAGTTTTCACAGAACGAAAAGGGCTTGCTTGTCAGACAGATGGATAAGATGACTGAGTTAAGAAATATATTCAAGACAAAAATGTTTGTAAGCGATGGGGCCGAAAAACAGAAGTGGGACACAATGCAGTTTGCCGCAAAGACTCTCGTTGCTTCTATGTATGGGGTGGCCGGAGATGCTAAGTATGGAATGTATCACCCCGAAATAGCCGCCGCTATCACCCACACATCACGAAACACATTGGGTGAGTTAATGGCAGAGGCTATGAGTCTTGGATTCAAGGTAATATATGGACATACCGATTCTGTGTTTTGTATTATACCAACACCCGAAGAAGGGATGGAAATTCTACCGAAAATTAATGAGAGAATGTCGCCAATCGTAGTGGAGTTTGAAAAATGGTGTTCGCGCCTTATCATGGTAGCGAAGAACCGATACACAGGAATGGTTAAGTGGACTGATGGTGAGTATCATGAACCCAACATTTATGTTAAAGGTATTGAGATGAAGCAATCTCGTATGCCTCCTGTGATGAAAGAAGCCATGCAACACACCATAGAAGGCATCTTAAACCGTAAATCTGAGAACGCTGTCACAATGCGAAATCAAGGACTAATTGACGCAATAATGGGGGGTGGAATAGAACCGGAAAAATTGTGTATGAAAGGTAAGATAGAACAAGACCTAAATAAGTACAAGGTTCTTTCGGGTTCGTCTGCCGCCGCAAATTGGGCCAATGAAAATCTTGGGAAAGGTTATCGTAAAGGTTCGTTTTTCCTTGTGACTATTAATGATAAAGGTAAATACATAGCGTTTGATAACCCCAAAGAAATTGAGGGTATTACTAACATTGGTTATAAGACTCTAGTTGATAGATTCATTATCAAGAAAGTTTCTCCATACTATAACTTGGCCGGTTGGGACACGCAACCGCTTGAGAATGCTAAAAACGGTCTTGGGAAATTGGTGTGGATATAGAACAGTTTATATGTGTAATCGGTGGTGGATAGATTATGGCAAAGAAAGTCGAACAAGAAGCATTTGAGAACTTCGTTAGAGAGGTTGCGGGTGTTATATCAATAATGGGTGCAGACATCATGAAGATGCAAACTATCATGTATAATCTACTTGATGAAATGGGTAAGATAGAGAAACCTATTTGTGTTGCTTGTAAAGAACAACTAATGATACCTGTTGTTCAAAATGTGGATAAGAGCGATATGTGCCCTAATTGTGGTGAGAACATTTACGGTAAAGAACAGACTACATTTGAATCGTGGGATGACGAAGGCATAACACAAGGCGGCGAGGAAGAATGATACAATGCAAGCGACAGCAGAACAAACATCAGCCTCGTCCTACAATCCGATAGGTGCGGATATTATTCGTATAAGTAAGTCCTCCTTAATGGGCTACAAGATGTGCCCCCGTCAATTCTACTGGGGTTATGTAGCAGACATACCGCGACCACCTCCTACTGAGGAGATGATACGCGGGACACATATTCACACGGTCATGGAAAGCGGGTTGCTTCAAGGGCCGGACATGATAATGCCTACTGCGATAGAGCAGGGGGTACAGGAAGATGAAGGAGTAGATTCTCTAAACTTGTTATTGCATCAGGTAGCACACGACATAGGTGGGTTTGATGTAGTAGAGGCGGAAGTAAAACACGAAGTATTTGAGGAGTTTGACGGACACCAAATAGTGTGGGTCGGTCTTATTGATGGTGTACTACGACACCCGGAAACTGGAGGATTAATCCTAGTCGAATTGAAAACCGGAAATATGAACATGGGTAAGTTAGGGCGCACAAGAAAGGAGTTGGTGTATTATGCTCGTTTATTGCGTATGTTAGGATATGATGAGGTCACTCACTTCTTGTATATCACACCCGACTATGAAGTGCCGGAGGATAACAACGACAAACTTTTACTTGAAGGTAATAAGCGAGGGAAAACCATGTGGCTTGGGCCGGAGCGTGGGTTCGCTCTAATGGAGCCAATGTTGGAACGCTCTTATAATGCCTTTGAGGAATCATTATATGACACTATTGAATCATTAACTTCCCACCAATGGACTATGAAATGGAATGACTATTTCTGTCCTATGTGGTGTGACTTTTCATTAAATTGTGAAGCAGAATTAAACGGAATAAGTGGGTGGGAAGTATGAATAATACGGTAATAGTATGTGCGGCCTGTGGTCACGATGATTTGTGGGAAGGGTCAGAAAAGGTTTGGAGAGTTAACGGACAAGAGGGTTCAGCCCCCGAAGAAATCTTAGTGTATGGCTGTGAATGCGGACACCAACAAGCGGCGTGATTATATGACTATGCTGTTTCCGCGAGAGATAGGTCTGCGACGCACTCTCTGCGAAACCCGCGACGATTATGATAATTATATCTCAAAAGTAAATGGTAAGGCATCATGTTATACTTCTCTTTATTCTTTTGAAAGGCGCGACGAAATACGAACATGGAAAATGGATGTGGAATCTGTGGTTATGGATAGAGCATGGTGGGATTTTGATATGATAGAGGGAGGCACGCTTGAAGATGTTAAGCAAGATGTTTTCAAATTGATAAAAAGACTTAATCCTACCCACCTTTCTATTGTAGGAGACATACGAATAGTTTTCACAGGCAGGGGATTTCATGTTCATCAATTCTTTGATACCCCTGTGAAGGGAACAGCCATCGCAAAACACATAGACCGCTACCAAAGGCTACAGGCGCGAGGACTAAAAACACTTGATGGTGTAGGTTTCCCTCAAAAACTCACACGCATTCCTGATACTTACAATCCAAAGAGAGGTAGGTGGGCTGTGAATATAGAGCCGACAGGGTTTTACATTAAAGATGATTACGAAATACCCACAAAACCATTAAAGGAACTTAAGTGCTACGACCCATATACGGGAGAGCCACCTATAGGTGGCTTCAATATACGAGCATGGATAGCAAACAACCCAGTCGAAGAAACTACCCCCGTAGGGGAGTTTGAGGGGGAGATTGGCTCTGCCGGTCAGATACCTATTCCTCCTTGTTTAGAGAAGGCCATGCGTGACGAGAACCCTAAACACACAGTAAGGATAGCACTAACACAACACTTAGCGGAAAACCTAAGATGGTTTGCACACCCTTCAACACTCACACCCGAACAGAGGAAACAATGCATCGAAACAATTGTTGCTTTTATGTCAAAGTTAGGTTGGAGAGACTATAACGAACACACTACAAGGTTTCATGTTGAAAGCATCATAGACTATGAGCATTCACCTAACAAGTGCTGTGTGGACGCTGGCCCTTGTTGGGCACACGATGGAGTAAAGAGGTAATACTATGGTTATGATGAAAGAACACCAAATTAAAGAAATGTACGAGCATGGTTTGTGTGTGACATGTAAAGCAGAGTGGTCGCTCTTTACAGACATGGAACGCTATTGTGATAGGTGTAAGACTCAAATAATTATCATAGAAGATGAGGTTTATTTCGATAGAGGATGGTAAACCTTTATCAAAGCCCCATGTAATTTTATGTCATGCTCTTAGTAGATGACCGCGAAAATCCGAAGGTCATCAACAAATTACTCATGCGTATGGGTAAAGATGAGGTAAAAGTATGTCGGATGAAAGCATCCGATTACACCATAGGTGAGTGGGGTATAGAGGCCAAAGAGATAAACGACCTGTATAGGTCTATCATGGGCTTCGGACGCACACGCACCATTGTTGACCAACTGAAAGACTTAGAGGAGTCCTGTGAACACCCCTTCTTGGTGGTGTACGGTACTGAACTAAAGCCATTTGTGCCTAATGGTAAGCCAACTGCTAAGGCTTTGGCAGTAGAGATGGCTAGGATGAAGAAGGTAATTAAACAATTCAAGACCACATTTTATCAAAGATTCCCTAAAATTAAATACATGGAAGTCACTACTATGGACGAGTTTGTAGAATGGCTTGTCGTTAATCATACACAACAGGGGTTAGCATATTATCGCCATAAAACAGAAGAAAAAAATGCCATTAAAAAATCTAAACTAGACCCAAGAATCCAAATTCTATCTTCTGTGGATGGTGTCACCGTAGGTCAAGCAGAAGATTTATTAGCGGAGTTCGGTAGCATACCAAGCATACTAAGGAAAGGAACTACACAGAAGGCGCTGATGGGGGTTAATGGTATTTCAAGAAGAAAGGCCCGCGCAATACTTTCGCTTAGAGAAGATTATTAATTAGGCGAAAACTGATTGGATATAGAAGTTGTGTGAGCAGACGCTCTCTGCATCTTTACATCCAAGTTATGTATTGTTATACCTGTTGTGTCGGCATTATCTTCTCCTATACCAGCCTTTCTAGTTATTGTTATCTTAACTTTTTTACCGGAGTTTCTAAGCCCTGTAATGGGTTTATTTGACAACAAAGTTATAGTTTTATTTCTGATTCCTGTTCTTACTTTGACTTCGTTAGTAATAGTTTCTCCAGTTTCTTCTATGGTGACAGTAATATATAGTATTCCTCTTGTAAATGTTGTGCTTACAGTATTTCCTACCGAGGGACTATGCGTTATATTTGCTTGTACTGTAAGTCTATTACTCAAAATATCTGTAGGTATAGTAAATGTAGTCTCTATGTTTGTTTCTTGTGATGTTGCTACGGCATCTCCTACACCTAAAAGACCCTTACCACCAAACATATACCCGTCTGCTGTTACCGATGCTGAACCACCAGTCACATGTATATCTACACCCATACCTTCAATACCTCTCTTGGTTGAAGGTGTACTACCAGTTTTCCCTTGACCTAGAACAGAAAACTTTGAGTCTCCCGAAAGGTCGTTATTTGGTAAGTCCATCCTACCACTTAATCTACCATAGGTAGTACCCGAAAGGCTACCTAATCCTATACCACTAGATGCATCATAGATAGTGCCAGTAGAATCTCTAGTGTTGCCTCCGGGCTTTTGTTTGCTTGGGTCAGTCAAGGTATCAGAATCATTTACTGGTGGCCTACCGTTTACTGGTGGCTCTTGATAACTACCATCGTCGCCACCGCCACCTACAGGAGAACTACTCTGCCTTCCGGGTGAATGTTTAGGGAAAAGATAAGATATTAGACCACCAGTAGCAATAGACTCATCCCTTTCTAATACTAGACTTACTTCTTCTGCTCTACCTGATGGAACCTTCCATAAAATGTCTTGTATAACCATAGGTTCCGAATTTAACTCCAAACCAGCATCCGTCACACTAACATAAGTTGCTGGGGTGTATGATAAATCACGACAAATCTGAATGCGTGGTGCATACCACCACTTTCTAGCATCTCTAAACCCACCCCCCATTTCGCTATACACTCTTAATCCCAATGGGAAAATACTATGTAAGTTTGTTGACCCGCTTCCATTATCCACGCTACTATCTAAAATATAGTCTGCTGACCCGTGTGCTGTTTGTGTAGGGTCGCCGCACCTGTGTCGTAGAAGGGCACGACAGTATTCTGCATTAAACGAAAATACTATTTTTGCGCCAGCAACTGCTCCGTATGTACTTGGAATATCTATCTCATAAAACCCACTATGTTTTACATCTTTTGTGCTTACCATAGATGAAGTAGCACCACTTACTGTTTTGTCTTTATCATTACTATAGTTATAATCTGCTATTGTCACTACAAACTCTGCTTCATCTATGCTTGTGCCTGTTTGGTTTTTCAAATCAACAGTCATTCTCATAGAGTGCCCATTACTATTAGTAAGCGGTGTTTTGTTTGGTATATGCACTATTTGTACAGCGTTAGAAATAGAATTACTTCCATACCAATAATAGTTATGTTTCCACTCTACATCTCCAGCAGCATTAGTGTCTTTGGAGGAACCATATCTAGTTTCTAATGGGTCTATATCCACATTTATGTTGCCATCTAACGCATTAACCATTCCGGGGAACAATACACCGCCAGTACCAAGAATAGACCAATTACATACATTTGCTACAGTATCATTTGTACCTGCTAAAGCAATATAAGGGTCTGCTATATAGCCATATCTTCCACTCTCTATCATTTTATGTTCAACATCGCTTTCAAGTATTGGAGTAATAGATAATTCAAGTGGATTAGTTTTTCTCAAATCATACTCTTGTTTAGCGACAAGCAAGGCTTCGTCACCCGAAGTTATTTCAGGATGATTTACTATATTCCATCTTGTAGTATCTCCTAGACTTACAGAAGGCCAATCAACAAAGGATAAACCATTGTTGTAATATACACGAACATTTGTTATTTGTCCTGTTAAGTTGGTTCTTATGCTACCAATATGTATGTTATCTCTGTTGAATACTAGACCTGAATTATATTTTGGTCTAAACTCAAATCTGTTGTCTTTGCCTATTAGATATGAAAATGATGTGTGAAGGCTATTTGTAGTACCATAGCCAGTCTTTTCTTGTATAGAACTTATAAGAGCCCCTAATGTTTTCCCTCTACTATCCATAATAGACCCGTAGGAATCATTTGAAGAAGTATCATTGTAGGTAGTCATCATCTTAGTGACTGGAACATTGTTTATATCAAACATAGAATTAATTCTCGCTGATGGCAACCAAGTGTCCATGATTGCCGCATTCCATAACATACGGAACTTGTCGCTATCCCAATATGTTCCTCCGTTTTCGCTTTCATAGAAACCATCAATATGCATCATCAAACGCAACATATACGCAGAATAAACAGTAGAGTGTACTTCGTATGCTATTGGTGTTGTTTCGCTACCACTTGTAGTACCAAGACTCATATTAATTCCTAAGTCTGACCAATCAACTGCCATCGCATCATAGATTTCCCACAAATTAGATTCAAGATTTAGCAAATCTTGTGAAATAGACTCTGTTATATGTGTTCCGTCTATAACATATATCTTTGCTAGTTGTTGGGGTATTTTAACAGTATCTGTGGTTGCCCAAGAGCCATCGCTTACAACTTGTAATTCTTTTTGTCCAACTACACTATATATGTTATGGTAAGTAATAGTACCTGATGTGTTAGTCCTTTCTATAACCATACCTGTTTTTATACCATCGGTTTCAAATGTATTATCATCGGTGACTATATTTACTACAGAGAAGCCCGTATATGGGGCTTGTGCGGCTACTGTAGTCTCCGAACTAACAGTATCAATTGTTCCATCTACTTCTGTTTCTAATTTACCATCCCATGCAAAATAATTAATATCGCCCGGATTTTCATTTCTGTTTTGTTGGTACACAGTAATTAGTTTACCCATACCTTTATCCTGAAACAAAGATGCGTCGTTTACAGGTAATCCTATTAAACCATCTACGAAACCAATACTTGCTAAAGTTGCAGAAGAAATTAAATAGTTTTGGTTTTTATTTTCTTTTGTTATATCTCCTGTAGTTTGGTAAGATGCAAGAGCCTCAGTCCAATAATTATCTATAAGCGCAGGGAAACCACTTCTTCCTTCAACAACATAATTTTGTAAGTCTGTTCTTCCTCCGGCATCTTGGCCTGTTTTACCACCGTTTATATGTGTGTTGAGATTGAAAAACTTCGCGGCATCAATGATTAAAAATGCACCTCCCTTATTTTCCCAATCGTGGTACACATCTAATGCATCTTCTGTAGTTGGACAATAATATGCACCGCCCGTACCTTCGCCGTTTCCAACATAAGTAGTGGTTGTGTGTATATAGGTATCGTTGCTTACTGAATCTACTAAGTGCGCACCATCATGACTCGTACTATTAATGATATAGATATAATCACCGGCAGCAACAGTACCAGTTTCGCTTGTAGTTATTCTTAGTTTACTACCGCTATCTGTAAGAGCAATTGCTTGTTTTGAGTTATAGTCAACTGGTTTTGAGAATGGTATTCCGGTTATTGGTTCTGTTGTAGCATCAACATTCCAAACATCTAAATCCTCTCCCACATTAAGGCTACCAAACTTGTCTATGTTTCCGTTAGCATCTACTTGGTCAGCAAAATATAAATCAAAATCATAATTTTCGTTTACTGGATATTGTAAACCAAAGTCTGTTTTTCTCTCGCTACCATCAGCGTCAGCATTTCCGTTGTTTCTCATATCTGACCAAAGCAACCATATATGTTTGTAATCATCTTCAAAATCTTGGAACTTGAGATAAATGCGTTTGTTGGTTCCATTCTCCGAATAATTATAAGAAGAATCTATTGCGTAAGTGCCATGAATATGTTGTACCCCTATAAGATACCACGCGCTACCAGTAGTGGCCTTTCCTTTGTAGATAAATTTTTCCTTAAACTCTGTTGCGTTTGTATATTGTGCTGGTGATACATTCGGTGTTGACCATATTTCTGCAACACCAGCATTAGGTGCGGCATCATAGGCTGTTTCGTCAACTTGTATTACGGTAGTAGTAGGTGAAAGGGTTTGGCTCACGCTAACCCTACTATAACTAGCGTTTGAAGTACCAGCAATATGACCTGTTTGTGGGGCTGGTGGGGGCTCGTCTTTGGGGTCCCTCTTTACTATACCAAAGTGATACTTAAACCACAATGAATTGCTAAGGTCACGCATCCATCGTGCGTGAATAGGTCTATGTTTAATTGTCTCTTGGTTTGTACCAAAAACATTACTAATTGTTCCAGTATCTTTCGACCAAGAAAACCTATTACTACTTACTAACAAAACATCAGAAGGAGCATAAGCGTTTGCTGCATATACACCGTGATTTTCAGCACCGTCGTAATCAGTATTTGTTTTGACTACCCACAAATACATTAAGTTGGTAGCAAGATAAGTTCCTGTACCATAAGTATTACCAAAATAATTACGGATTTTTACTATACGATTTACTGTGTGTTTTACATTATAAGCCGCAGTAAGATTACCACTACCACCATCATTTTTTCTATTAATATAGAAAGTATCTCCTTCTTCTAAATTAGGGTCTGCATCAAAATAGACATAAAGTTTGTTAAGAACTGTTGTACCAGCGGGCCAATTATTTGTTGATGGGGCAACATTAAGGACATTTGTTATCCAGTCAAAATACGGGTCGCCTTGTATTGTACCTGTAGCAGTATAGTAATCAATTCTTTCTGATTCAGGAACATTTGGGTATTTACCTATATAGACAATTTTTGCTGTTTCGGGTGCATAAGCAAGAGTTGTATTAGCAAACTCAACATCAGCACCACTCACAGCACTTACTGTTAAACCACTACCGTTATGGTTTGTGCTTTGCATATTTACTCCACCCGAAGGAACAGATGTAGTAATACCGTGCGATGAATCTTTCATAATCGCTATCGTGTTTGTTGAGCCTACCTTTTGAACAAACCCGTCTATTGCATAACCTTCGTAATCATCTTCTATACTATTTGGTCCATAAGTGTCCTCATTATTATACATCTGTATGGGGTGTCCTGAACCTAGTTGTGTTCTTTGGTCTGCTGTTTCCGCGTATGAACTGTCAGATTCAAAACCAACATTTCCATCAAGTATTTTTAGTTTATCTGCACCAAGATACATAGCATTTCTAAAGCCGTGAGCATCATAACTCCAATAGTCGGTAGAATCTTCTGAGGTGTTTTGCCCCTTTTGTCCTACATCCCATAATGGTATTTGTTTATCAAAATAACTCATGGTATCTTGCGCCGATAAAGTAATAATTCTATTACGCCTTTTTTCTTTAATGTTAAAAGTAGATACTTCCCCTTTCCATACGGGCCTATCAATTCTGCTAGTTGAGTCGGCAAAAACTAATAGGTTCCAATCTAGGGGCGTAGAGGCGACAAATAGGTTTTTAAGATTAAGTACATAATCAGTAGCAGCAGCGCCTCTTACTCCCCCAGTTAAATCGGGGTCATCTGCAATACTAATTTGACATGTAGATATTCCATTTACTGTTTGTTGTATGTTTAATTCTGTAATATGTACTTCTTCTGTAGTAGAAATATCATCAGTAAGATACCTCACAAGACCTACTCTATCAAGCATCAAATAAGATACAAACCCACTTGTACCACTACTACCTGTATTAGTGACAGTAATCTGATAACCATATAAATTAGAAGCCGTAGTTGCAGACCCACCGGACATAGTATAACCACTACTATAAGACCCGGCTGTAGAGTTAGTAGAAGTAATTTCGGTTCCATTATAGTATGCCTTGAATTTATTATTGGTATAATCAAATACAAAGTCAATATCTAACCAAGCATTATCTATTGTCACTTGTGGTGTATCATAACTACCACCGCCCAAAAGTGCTTGGGTATCATAACTAATATCATCAAGGTCGAGAGTAAAATTAATTGCTGGTGTTCCTGTATATCCTTCATCGTTCAAAATACCAGCCTGTGCCACAGGAAACCCTACTTCAAAATGAATACCTACATCCGACCAAGTGCCACTTGAAATCATACTTTGTAATGCTATTCTTGCGGTAAATATATCTCCGTCAAGACGAGTATTCAAATGACCATCATATATTATACTTGGTGTAGTATTAGAATCTGTATCTGTTTTTCTTGCTGCTTGTATGCATAAGAACGGTTGTTTTGAAGGTGAATGTATTTCTTGAAATATCTCGCCGGGAGTTGTGGTACTGCTATTTTGCTGTAGTTTTTCTCCCATAAACACCCCAGTCAAATGCGCTCTCTGTACGAAGTTTCCTGTTGTAGAGTGTAGCCCAGCATTGTCTGCGTTGTAATTAGTATCATCATAGGCTTTCATGTCGCTATGACCGAAAGTAGCATCATTGTCTCCTGTAGGTACAATGTAAGAAGCATTACTATTATGTCCATTGATAAATCGTTGGTAGAAATCACTACCATAACCTGAATCATTGTCGAACTTATATCGGTTGGCTACATGACCATCGGGATATTGTAGTTGCGCTCTACCTTCCCAAGCATCGTTAGATAGCCTAGTATCATCAAATGTAAGCCACTCAAAAATACCGTCGTTTTGTAGATATTGGTTAGTGGTTGACGCAACCTTCTTCGCTGAATCTTGAGTTCTTTCTTCTACCGAAAATCTAAAACGAGGATTGATAAATGCTTCCCCGTTCATTGGGTTTCCAAAATGACTTTTGGTAGCCGAATAAGTTGTATCGCTTGGTTGGTTGCGGTCATCCGGTATTGCTCTCGCTCCGTTAAAGTCATCATAGTAGCCAGCCAACCACACTTGGTACTTTTTGTTTACGCTTCTTACCATTCACTCACCCTATCGCATCAATGTTAATGTTTCTGCGCTTCGCTCCGTTCTCTATTTCATCTAAAATCTCTTGCGCGACTTCTGCTGTTGTCATGCCATTGAAATTATTAGTCATAATTACTTCTGTAGTAGTAATAAGTGTTTCTACACCCTGTTGGTGAACTTGTCTTACAAGGTCGCCAGTAAGTCTATCAGATGCAAAACCGTAGAATAATTCTTCTCTTGCGTTATTGAAGTTATAGATTTCATCGGTTGCCGCTTCAATAGAACTACCAAGTCCTCCCATCCATTCATCTTCTCCGATATTGTTAGCGACTCTAATGTATTCTAAAAGCGTATGTTCCATATCAGCATAGTTTTCAAAATGTCTGTCTTTCATAAAGTCGTGTAGGTCCACAAAGTCAATTGCAAAATCCTCTACTATCTTAGCGGCCTCCTCTTTATCATCTACTAGACCACCAGTTAATGCATTTGCTATACTTCCTTCACCGACTCCCCAACGACCAAATAACTTTTTAGTGACATTTTCATTGAGCCAATCCAATTTTGTGCCTATACCCAACCACCCGGCTTTCTTTTCGCCTTCCTCAAGTCTTTTGAGTTCTTCCTTTGCGTCAATATATTCATTAACTCGGTCTATTGAGCCTTCCAACTGTATTTCTTCAAGTTCACGCATTTGCAAAACTTCATTAATAGCAATTATTTCTGCATTTGCTGCATTTACTATTCTAGTGCTTGTTGAATCTGCGTTTTCGCCCACACCTTGTATTAGTGTATCTTGGGCTTCTAACGCGGCATTTAATTCAGTTGTACTCATACTTAGATAGTCCATAACTAACGCAGTATCAGCAATCTGACCTGCCATAGCATCTACTTTAATATCTTCGATATTATCATTAAATAATCCAATTGTTTCTCCCAAAGTGCTTAAAGCGAAATCAATAATAGCAAATATAACTGTTGCTCTCAGTAGGCTTTTTATCGCTATACTAAGACCCCTTGTTGCTTTTGTAGCCATAACCATAGCAGATGCCCACGCCTTCTTTAGCGATGTCAAAGTAAACAATTGGATTATTTGCTTTCCGTAAGTTATCATTGTTGTTTGCTGCACCACGATATTTCTAGCATCTACTACATTTTTTTGTTGCATAGCAGTAATGCTGTTATACACTTGGGCCATTTGCACAGCCATAGCAGCAGTAGTTAAAACCATACCTACTCTCATACCGCGCTCAGATTCTGAAAACATCATAAATATGCTACCTAATCCACCTAACTTTATTGATAATTGAGTAGCCGCCAAACTACTTTGCAACATACTATTATTCAATAAATCTGTTGTGGCTTTTGCTGCCTTTTCTTTTTGTGTCAGTATTTCTACTTCAACACCCAATTGTTTTAATGAGTTTATATCCCGTTGTAGCCATTTTTCGTGCGCCGCCCTACTTGCGCTACTTCGGTCAAGTTGGTTTATCAGCACTATTCGCTTGTTTATTTCTTCTCTAAGTCTCATGGCCGCAACACTAGACACCGCATTTTCCTTTTCCATAACCATTACTTGTTCGTGCTTTCGTTGCATCATTATACCGGTTTGTAAGTTATGTATTACCATCGCTTGATTTCCGGCTATCTGTTCTCCCCTTAATGCCCTACTTACCAATATCTGTGTTTGCATAGCAATTTGTAAGTTTTTGATAGCAATAATTGCTGCCGCTGTAGGACCAACGAAATTAGACATCAATCTTGACATCATAATGAATCCACTTACGACACCACCAAATTTACCCTCAGTAAACCCAACTAATGTTTTATAGAATAACGCTTGTTGTTCAGTCACCCTAGTTAGTGCTGGCAACATGGAGTTTCCAAATGCGGCACTATAATTCTTAAGAGATGCTTCTGCTTGTTCGTACTTGAAGATTTCAGAATCTAATCTTCTTTGCAATTCATCTCTCGCTGGGAACTGTGCTAACAACGCCTCTAACTCAAGTTCTCTTACTCTATCTACATTTTCAAGTAGTTTAATAAGACGAGTATAGTGCCTATTACCAGCAACAGTTTGAACAGTAGCCATCTTTTGTTTATCATTCATACCTTCATAATGTACTGCTAATTCTTGCAATAAATCACTAAATGGTCGCATGGCTCCATCTGCGTCATAAACTGCTATTCCCAATCTTTCTAATTCACTTCTAGCGCCGTTAGTATCAGCACCAAGACGAGCGTAAATCATACGCAACGCACGACCACCCTTACCTTGCTCCTCACCAGCCTCAATCAATGTAGCCGACATAGCAGCCATAGCCGCAATACTTTCATTAGTAAGATGAGCCTGTGAAGCAAATTGATTCATAACGAAAGTTATTTGCGTCATAGTAGCAGCCGACCTGTTCTCAACTGTGTTAAGTTGGTCGAGAACCCGTATAGTATCACGCCTAATTATGTTAGCCTTTTCTTGTGCTTCCATACCTTCTTCGATGTTTTCGGTCATAAACTTAGTTTGTTGATTTAGGTTAATTAGTCTTTGCATGGCCGCTTCTGTTTCCATACCGCTAATTAATCCAAACATCATACCCATTTCTGTTCCTACTGCTGTACTGCCTTGACCGCCTAAGACACCGCTAAGTTGCGCCATACGCGCACCCGCTACGAAGGCTTCATCAGCCGCAAACCCAAACGCTAAACCTATGTCTTGAATTTGATTCTCTAACGCTTTAGCCTCATCCATATTATCTACGAACTTTTCAAACTCAACTCTAGCGTTTTCTATTTCTTGTGTTAAAGGCATAACCTCATCTACAAAATCAAACATTTGTGCTAATTCTGATGCGCTTTCTTGTATAGCCATCAAAGAATCCATGTAAAGAGATTCAAGAACTGTGGCTGTGGCGTTGGCATCAGTTAGCATTTTTGTTGCTTGCCAAGTACCTACTACATCGAAGAAAACCCTTGAACCACTAGCACGAAGAACTACCATCGCAACAGCACAAGCAATTGCTGCTAATGGTGTAAACTCAAGAAAATTGAGTGCTATTTCAGTCCCTATCATTCAAATTCTCTCCACTCTTAGATTCCACTACAGGAACCCCGCTATCTCTCAATATGCCGAGTAGTTCGTTATTGTTTGATAATAGTTTGCGTTGGTGACGCTTTTGGTCGCGTCGCGCAACCATACCTTTTGTATCTTTTACATCCTTTGTTGCTTCCGCTATTTTATCGTTAATTTCTGCCGCTATAATAAGGTCTAACTCCATTAGGCGGCGACCACCCTCAACAGAATACTTTAGCCATAAATCTGAGGGGGTTGTTCCTTTGAAAGCCATGCAAAGGCTAGGTGCGACTATCAGGAACTCTGAAAAGGTACAGCGCCTTCTTCATCATCACCACGCACGAATTGAAGTATAGTATTCAATTCATCAAAGGTCAATAAATTAATATCTATGTTTTCATCAATAACACAGGGACCAATCCATTCTTCCATTTGTGCTTCTATTCCGCCACCCATTTCATCAACTAATATGGCAAACTCCTCGTTTTGCTCGTCAGTCCATTCTGTAGGGTCGCCAGCGTGTCGCATCTTACGAAACGCCTTTCCTTGTATATTGGTAATCTTTAGGCGCTCCATACCGGATGCTTGTCTAACCCAAATTTTAGTACCATCTTCTAACTCTATTTCTTTCTTCATTACTGGCATAGTTTCACTCTCGCTCTATAATACCCACACTTTATGGGTTTAATAAAGAGTTCATTCTTCTTCTGTTTCCAACTTCTTGTTGGTTTTGGGTGCGGGGGCACTTTTCTTAGTAGTGGCGTCAGGAAATCTCTTACAGTATTGCATTACTACCTTTCTATCAGCCATCTCTTTGATGTCTTTTAGATATTTCTTGGGTATATCCTTACCCAATGTAAGTGCAAACTCTACTAAATCCATCTAAACACCCTAGTAAGCAGTACCGTCAGCAAGAGAAGAACCACTCATCTTGACTTGCATAGCCTTGTCAGCACCACCGGCGTCGTATAGAGCGACAAAATTAACACTCATTGTGTTTGCATCTCGTCCACTTACAGATGCATCAGGCGCTTCAAATCTTACTTTGTAGAAGGAAATTTCGATATAGTCTGAACCAGTTTCTTCGTTTAGAGTTAGTTTAATTGCTGGAGTAGCGCCGCTTGGATTATACAAATCACCATCGGCCTTAATTAGATTATCGTATGATGGGTCATCACCAGTTGGGTTTGCTCCCCATATAACTTGATTTAATTCTATGGTTCCACTAATCTCTCTGCGTTGTGAAAGTGGGGCGCGAACATAAGTTGCGTTTCCAAGAGCAGTAGCGTTATCTGTGTCTCTATTCATGTTTATATCAAAAGAAAACGACTTAACAGTTGCTGACGCAGTTGTGTTTCCGCTTCCGTCATCAAAGACAATGCTTCCATTAGCAAAGTAAAGAGCATCTAGCGCGTCTGTAAAGGTTGGTGTTTGTAAAGTCGAACCACCTGCGCTGTGTGTTTGTGCGCATCCGATAAAATCTGCTGAAAGCATAACATACTCTCCAACAGTCGCAGACATTGATAGAGTATTACCCATCATTCCTGTAAACTCATGTTCTGAACTTTCTCTACCAACCTGAATTGTGAATGAAGGTAGTGTTTCTGCACCGCTTGGCTCAGTAAATGTGTGTACTGTACCCGATGCGGTGTCCTTGAAGAAAGCACGAAATACATTTGCTACAAATGGGTCTATTTGTGCGGCCAAATTCAACCCGCCCTCGGAATACTCAAGTCCTGTCACAGACTTTGATGCGATAGGGCGACTCATATCTTGTCGGGTTAGCAAATTATATCTGTGAGCAAATGACTCATCATCTATCTCACCATAAACTTCTGTTCCACCGCCCGAAGTGGACTTATAGGTAGAGCCTTCTTTGTGTATTGAAATGTATCTGTTATTGAAATCAACCATAATAGTACCTCTAGGTGTTCTAATCTACGACTAGGCTGACCTATAAACATTATCATCGGTGACGCATATCAATTCTGCGCATATATGTGAGTGTGAGGACATGAACACAGACTACTTCGTCGTTATCCATCTTGGGGTCAAGGTCTGCTGTAAAGCCAATTATACTATCTGTAGTGCCCTCTACACCAGTATTTACATATAGTTCATCAAATACTTCACCCATAATGTTTAATGATTTACGGTATGCGTTTTCATAGTTTGTACCTTTCACACTTATAAATACCTTTACATCGTATTGTTGTGTAATTTTAGCACCACCAAGAGATTCAAATTGTGGAGAATCTACTTGTTCTACTAAGACATGAATACTGGGGGAGCCTATTCTATTAATCATTTGAGAAGAAATATCATAACCATATACTATGGATGAGTCGTCAACTTGGGTTTTTAGGTAAGGACGAGGACTATTTTTGATTTGGTCCACTATACCTATACCCATTCTAGCGAGAGTGTCTTGAGCGAAATCAGAAATTAGTAATTCTTCGGGTGAAAATGCACCAAATTTAGAGTAGTAAACTGAGGCCCATTTAACGCTTCCGGTGGTATTACCCCACCTGACCGTCTTTCCTGAGCCTGATGAGCCCGTAACCGTACTAAAAACGGCATTAGCGTCATCGTCGTTAATTATCTCATGCGTGTATAGTTTTGCTGACCCATCTGAGGCCAAAGTTAGTCTAAGAAAAAGCGCAACTGGTTTTTCCTCATCTAGTGCCAAATCTAGGTCGCTTATTGTTACGGTAGAAGTACCCACAAGAGAAAGGCTTGTGTTTGTTCCTGTAGATTGAACCTCGACCTTGTGTGTACCATTATCTAGGCGCATAAGAACTTCCCCATTATCAGGCGCTGTGGTGTATTCTAAGCACGCCACAAGCGTATATGCGTTTGTAGTAGGAGTAATAGTCCAAGTACCGTTAGTTATTACCCAGTTTCCACCCGACGCAGAACCACCGCTACCGGACCAAGTATCGTTAAATGTGCCTGTTAAAGCAGACGGGTCTGTGCCGTTCATACGGCTATTCCAATACTCGGTTTTTGTTGCTACTGCCATTTAATCACCTATTTTTCAAATGTCTTTTTGCCGGATGCTCAAATACATTGTACACTAAATGAGCAAAGAAAGGAGATGTTCCTTCTTCTGTTATTTGTATTAGGTTGGGGTCGCCCGGTCTTGTTCTACTACCATCAACACCACTTAAGTCACCTGTAATTTGATTACGAGAACCAGCCTTAAATGAAGCAAACTGGTTTCCTTGATTTTTTGACTCCTCATAAGTAAGAGAATCACCTATAGTTTCGTATAAGTCTCCACTCGCTTTGGTTTTGGGCTTAATTTTACTTTTGAAACTTCTTCCCTTTTTATTAATATCTTGGCTAGTTTGTTGTGAAGCCAACTCGATAGCATCTCTCATACCGTCAAGCATAATACCTTGCATCTGTTCGTTAATATGACTCATACCCGACTTGAAACTAGATTTGTCAAAGTAAGCATTAAATATAAGGGGGGAGTCGGGTACTTTCCTCATTTTAATTGCGTTTCTACCTGAGTGGGTGACATGACCTTCATCGTATGGAGTAAATTGTCTAATATCTTCCTGAACATCCTTATCTATTTCTTTAATGTTTTTGGCAACATTTTGCCTAAACATTTCTATTGCGCCTATGCGCGGAAACCCCGGATGTAGAAATTGGTTTGGTTTGCCTAACATCGAAACACCTAATCTACACTACCCAAGTGAGCCAACCTTCTAAGGTTTGTTTCACCGCGTTCTCTCAATGCTACACCACGCAACGACCCTTCCGGCCCTGTGGTCTGAAATAGGCTTTCATCCTCAAGGTAATACGATGCGGCAAGGTCGGCGCATATCTCTCTCAATACATGGGCAAACTCGCCCTCTTGAACAGGAACATCATCTGCATGGTCTGCGGATAACCCACTAACACCAGTTAGGGTATGGGTT